CGGCACCAGCGGCGGCAGGTAGAGGTGGTGACTGCAGGCAGTGCGCTGGTCGTTCTCATCGATGGAGCGTTGATGCAAGTCGCAGTGCCAACCACCATCCACCGGCGTTGAGCGCAGACAGGTGCGGCAATTGACCTCGGGCGCCACCGCACTGTCGGCACCTCCATGGCACAGGGCTGCGTGATCGCACAGGCGGCACTGGTACCAGCTCGGGTCATCGCTGATGCGCGCCAAAGGAACTGCGGCAAAGATGATGCGCTGAGCCTTGTCGAGCAGTTTTTGCGCGAAGGCGGTGTCGAGCTCAACGCGCTCGACATGCAGGTCGTCGGTATCCTTGTTCACCGCCAGGTACATGGCGCGGGTGATGCCGGTCAAATGCATATAGATTTGCATCTGGGCAAAGTGCTGCGGTTTGCTGATCTGGACCTTCTTTGCCACCAGATCTGTGAAGCTCTTGCTCGAGTGCGTCTTGAACTCGAGCACGTGCCAGGTCTTGGGCGCCTCGATTAAATTGAGAGCCGCACCATCAAGCGAGCCACCGAAGTGGCCGCCATGCGCTTGCACACGGATTTGCCGCCCGGTCTCGGGATCCACCTCCAGCACGGTTGCCCCCGTTCTGCGTAGGTTGCGCACCAGGCGTGCTTCTTCCAACTGGCCGGTCTCGAATAGTCGCAGCAGACGACCCGGGTGCTTGCTTCGCGTGGTCCAGCGAAAGTCGTACCAAAGGGCGCGTTCGCACTCCTTGCCGATCAGGGATGCGCCAAGATGGCTGCGAAAGCCATCATGGGTGTCTGCCTCGTAGGCCGCGAAGATGGCGTCCCGGGTCGGACTGCAGATAGTGGGCAGTTCAGCCATGCTGCTTTGCCTGTGTTTCACTCAGCGAGCGGGCGCGCGTGACCAGCCCCGCCCACTGCTCGTCGTCGCACTGCGCACGCACCACTTCAATCAAAGCGTCCTTGAATGCGTCGCGCTTTGAGCCGTGCGGTCGGTCGGTAAGTCCTGCCAGACGCGCAGTCACCTGCGCCAATTCCTGCTGCTTCAGGCGCAGCGCGGTCTTGGCACGGTGGAACCACGCGGCATCGAGCGTCTTCTTCTCGGTCTGACGCCGGATGTCGGTGGTGGCGATCTGGATGCGGATCGACGTGATCTCACTTTGCAGCGTTGCCAGGCGTTCACGACAGCCATACGCGGAGTCCGGCAGACAAACCGCCTCCTGCAGATTGAAATGCTCGGGCATGTGCTGTCCTTCAGGCTTGGCGCTTCCAGGGCAGGCCGTTGGCTGGGGGCGTCTGGGCTTGCCCGACAACGCCCGGGTGTGCTGCTGGCGCCTGTGCAGTCGGCGGCGTCGGTGCAAATGAGGCTGCGTTGGCGGCCGCCGGCGTGCGTGGGAGATAACGAACGGAATTGCTCTCGCCGTACTGGCCCTTGGGTGGGCGCACCCTCACATCGGCTATCAGCGGGATCAAGTGCAACTGCTCGGAGTTGCTGACCTGCCACTTGCCAACGGCGCGGCAGATGGAAGACAGGGTGCGCTGAGCCATCTGGACCGCATCCGGATTGGCGTTGACCAGGTTCAGACGGTCAAACAGTTTGCGACCGGCGTGCTGGCTGTCAAGAATGTCGAGTTCCAAGTACAGGTACTGGCCGTTCCCATCCTTGGTGGCACGCATCTCGCTGGCGATGATTTGTGCGAGGTACTTGCCCGGCGGCAGAACGTCGTAATTGCTGGGTTCGACGGCGGATGCATCAAAGGTCTGTCCAAATGAAGCCATGGTGATTTACTCCTTTTTTAGTTTCAGGTTGGGGTTGGGGTGGCGGTAACGGATTGCGGGGCGGCGAGCAGGGACTGGATCGCCGGCGGCATGGCTTGGGCGAAGGTTGGCCAGTCCAATGACAGGGTCTCCGGCAGGCCGTAGCGGTTCTTGGCAAGGAAGGCGGGGCGCTCTGCCGTGTGGATGACGCGCTCGCCTGAGCCCATGGCGCGGTTGACCTTCTTGTTGAAGCCGACATCGGCCTTGACGGTGCTGATGCGGTAGTTGGCAAACAGCACGACATCAGAGTGCTCTTGCAGCAGCGCGGCCGCTCGCGTGTGCAGCTTGATCACGTACCGGTCGTAGGGGTCATGCTCCGGGCTGTCAAAGCGCTTGATGTCGGTGTGGGCGATCTGCACCACCGTCATGCCGCGGTCATCACGCAAGGCGTTCAGCCCGTCGATGTACTGACGCCACAGATTCAGGGCGGCGACGTAGCCTTTTCCGTAACCGGCATCTTCGATTGATGCCCAACCGTTATCACGGCAGGCCTTGCCCCAGACCAGGGGCTCAAGCCAATCAACGCTGTCGATCACCACGGTCTTGAAATCGTGGGGCTCGGTGTACAGCGCTGCCAGTGCATCAATCACGTCCTCATAGGTGCGCGCCAGTGGAAAGTGCGAAGAAGGGAGTGTTCCCAGGCCGTCTTCTGTCTGCACGAAAACCGGCTGGTTGGCCTCGGCGGCGAAAGTGGTCTTGCCGACACCGGAAACACCATGGATCAGGATGCGCGGCGGTTTGGGCGCAATGGCGCGGGTGAGTTGATTCAGGGACATTGCCATTACGCCACCTCACCGAAGCTGTTGTCGTTGGCCGCGTCCGCAATGGTTCCCGCCTTAATCTGTTCAAGCTTGTAGCTGGGCTTGCCGACTTTGAGCGTGCGTGCCGGCTCAAACAGGTGTCGAACTGCGGGGGGCCAGGCGTTGTATTTGGTCTCGGAGACCTTGATTTCGATGCCGACGTAGTCGTCGGGGTTCTCCCCCCACTTGCGCAAGGCTTCGACTGCGTCCTTCAACTTCATCTGGTCGTACTCAGGGCGTTTCGGAAGATCGGCTGAAACAAGAAAGCCATCAACCTCAAAGCTCACCTTGCCGGTGGATTTGCCCGCCTCTTGGCGCAGGTGCTGAGCCTGCTCACCTAGGCGGTTGTGCAACGCGGTCTGTAGCGCACCAATATAAAGAACGGCGGTGTCCTTGGTCGCAGTGACTTGTTTGATCATGCGATTGAGATCGGTGAGCGGGAGCTTGTCGAGCTCAGTCACGTAAAGCTGGCCTAGTTCATCCAGCACGTCGGGTTCGGGAATCATGAGGTTTCTTTCTTTCAGTGGGTTTTGCGGTTGCTTGGAGCCATCTGCGCAATGCGCAGATGGGTACGGATTTCGGGTGGCTTGAGTGGGGAGCTGGAACGCATGGCCAGGTAGCGGTAGTGGTCCTCGCCCACCTTTTGGCTAAAGAGATGCACAAGGCCAAGCTCACATGCGATCCAGGCGCGGCGGGCGACGGAGTGGATACGGGCGCGGTCGTTGGTTGCCAGGTCGCTGTTGGTCTCTGAGCGGTCACGCAGCAACAGGCCCTCGTGGTACTGAATGCAATGGCCGACCAATGCGCTGGCGACCCAGTCACACAAGTTGGTCTCGGACAGTTTTTCAATCGGAACATAAACAGGCTGCAGCGCTGCGCGGCCAATATCAACACCCAGACCCAGGTGGGTGCGTGAGGTTTCAATCAGGTCGTTTTTGTAAATCATCAAATCTCCGGGCGTGAGTTGGCCTACCACCGCTGCCCAAGCGGGCGCGGAGTTTGCAGGTGTTAAAGGTTTTTACTGAGCGAGGTGACTGTTTTTCTCAGCCACCCCGCGATCGGTCAGGCGGCAGTCCTGATGCCGAACATGCGAAGGTGCATTTGCAGTTCGGCGACGCGGCGGTAAAAGGTGGCGGTGGACATGCCGCAGGCTTTGGATGCCATCGGAAGGTCCTGGTGCGAGGCAAGCAAGCTGAAAAGTTCAACCTGTTCCTCGCTCATGTGCGCCAGCGCTGTCTCCAGGTCATGGAGCGTGTTTGAGTCTGAAAAGAGATCGTCGTCACCATCAAACCATTGCGATCTGTAATGGGCTTCGCTTGAACCGATCGACGTGACATCATCGTCATTGGCCGCGTCCTGCGTCTGGTCCATACCCTGTCGTGCTCGGCTTATGTTGACGATCTCCAGCGTGTCAACGTCTTCACCCGAGGCAAAGGTCAGGCGCTGTCTGTCCGTCTTACGGGCCTTGAGAAATTCGGCGGTGCGGTGCTCGGACACAAAACCGGTAAACGTCCCGGGGCTGCCCTTCTCGGGATTAAATTGAGCTTCACGCTCCAAAAGGTCAAGCAAGATTTC